TGTAATATGAATTTAGTTCAGTATTTAAAAAGTTTAGATCCAGAAGGATTTAAAAAAAAGGTTAGGGAGGAAGAACAAAGTAAAAAAGAAAGATTCTTTATTGGAGGACAAAGTGGCTTCAAATGGAATACACACTCTGGCAATAAAACATGGATAGAAAATGGTAAAATTGTCAAAGAAAAAAAGGGTAAGAAATTACCACCAAAGTAGGGAGTATTAATTTAATAACTATAAAAATGAAACACACAGTTTTAATAAAAGCAAAAAACCCAGGTAAGTTTAACTATTGTAAGTTTTCTACTTATACTGGTCGTGGAGGTTCTAAGATCTCATTAAAAACATTAGATGGAGAAGTATCTACAGGATATGAAATGTTTAGTGCTGTCGTAGCATTAGATTTAAATGATGAGTATGATAAAAGAGTATTTGATTTTCTTAAAGATCATCCATTAGTAAAAGGGGGTAATTTTGTTTTAGAAGATTTATCAGCTAACGAAAGAAATGCAGCTGAAATGTCTTTAGCAAAAGCAGATGCTGTAACTGCAGCAGCCACATTAAGTAAAAAAGAAATAGAAGACTTGTGTCACTTAATTGGATTGCATGGTGATTGGGATGATAATATACGTAAAGCTAAAATCATTGGATATGCTAGCGACAACCCAAATAGATTCTTAGATGCGTTAGATGATAAAGATGCACCAATAAAAATATTTATTAGAAAATGTTTATCTAAAGATATTTTTGCTAGAGTAAATGGAGTATATAAATATGGTACAGCAACTATTGGCTTAACAGAAGACCAAGCTGTATTGTGGGTAAAAGATAACGCTGATATACACGCATTACTTAAAAATCAATTACGAGGCAATGTGGTAGAAGAAGTGGTAGAAGAAGTTGTTGAACCAGAAAAAGAAAGTAAATAATGAATATACAAGAAGCTCATGATTTGATGGATTTGCTATTAGATAAAGCAGATCAACCATATTTTACAGAAGATGAAAAAAATATGTTTTTAGATCAAGCCATAGCTTCTTTTATAAATTATCATTATGCAACTTTTGATCAAGAACAAGTGTCTAGAGATGCTCTAATGTATTTTACAGATAACTTAGATGATTTAGATTCAGATAGTGAAGATTGGAATAATTCTCGTATGACTTTGCCTGAAAACTATGTTCATTTAATACATTTTAGAATATCCTATGATGGTGGTCCATTTAGGGCAGCAAAAATTATAGGAACAAAAGATTTTTGGGATTTAGAGCATTCAAGTGATCCTTTTAATAAACCAACAGAAACAAGTCCATATTGTTATGTAAGAGATCCTCAAGGTGCAACTCCAAAAATATATTTTAGGCCAATAGCAACAACAGGATCAGTTGATGCTGTATGTATTGTATTTAGAGATCATCATGATTGTTTTAGTGATAATAATACTGTAAGAGAAATATATCAACGAGAAATTATTGATATAGCAATAAGAAAAATGACAGGAAATATTGAAGGAGCTAATATTGAGTTCCAACAGATTGAAGCAGAGCAAAGCAAATCAATATAAAGAGCTTTTTGCTCCCTGCGCAATAATAGGCTATATCATCTTAGGGTGTGAGGCCTATTGTTGTTTAATAGAAGATTTTAGATTACTTTTGTAGTATGGCTACATTAAATGAAATAGTATATAATATTAAAAGTATTGCCAATGGTGGCAATAGTGATACTGAGCAAGATTTAAGCTCTAGACAAGTTAAATTTTGGGTACACTATCATAGAGCAAAGCTGTTAAGACAATTAGCAGCAAGCGGTAGACAGTTACCTAGTATATGTTTTCAAAATTTTAATCCTAGACAAAACATGGATTACTTTATGCAAGATACTGATTGGGAAACATATGTAGTCGCAAACACAGCATCTACATCAGAACTTTTAGTTTTATCTGATAGAACTGCACAATTATCAAATTATACATTTACTCATCCTGTATATTTTAATGAAGATTTTTATGGTAGAGATTTTTTTAATTTTGATGTATATGAAGATAATGATGAATATGGCAGATTTATAATAAAATATCCACAGCTTTTAAATATTAATAATAATTTTGGTTTTAAAGAATTATATTTAAAATACGGACAATATAGTGCTAATCAAAATCATGCACCTATAGCAGTTCCTGTTGTTTCAAAAGATGAAGTGATAAATAAAAAATTTAATCGGTTTAGTAATGCAGTGTCACCAGCAGCATATATAGATATGTATTCAGATCCAACTGGACAGGTTTTAATTATACAGCAGCTTAGAAGTGTTTTTAGAGAATCTGTTGGTGGTTATACAGACCCAATACAATATAGAGTCTATGCTAATGTGTGTTTACAAAATCCAACAGAGTTACCTGGTTGGACTGATGACGATATATATCCAATACCACAATATTTGGTGCAGGATTTAACACAAAGTGTATTACAAGAATTACAAGCACAATTAGCAGTGCCAAGCGATAGAATATCAGACAATGCAGATACAGCAAAACTTGTACAGCAAAAAGTACAAAGATAAATATGATACAGCAAGAGATATTTATAATAATATAAAAAATCTTGTTAGTATAAAGGGACAATGGTTAAAGGGGCAAAAAAAATATAGAACAAAGAAATTAGATTACAAAACCTATTATGCGGTTATATCTAGGTTCTTTGAAATATTGATAAGAGATGTTGTTTTAAGAAATGAGTTAATTCATTTACCATGTGATCTTGGATATGTATACTTAGATAAAAAAGAACACAAAAGAGCATTTCATTATCGAGTAGATATAAATGAATCTAATAAAAAAGGTAAACTAGTAAAATATAAAGTACCTATATTAGATGATTATTACTATAAAATAGTTTGGAAAAGACCAAAAAAATATAGTAAATGTAAAATTATGCCACTAGGCAATTTTAAAAAACAAATAAATAAATTAAAAACAACATAAAATGGCAGATACTGATATTAACGCAGCCTCGCTTACAGTAACAATTACGGAAGCTTTAGGTGTTGGACATGATGTAACAGCAGACATAAGAGATTTTGCACAAACATTAACGCATACATTTACCTCTATTGCTAATGTTTCAAAAAGAGTTATGAAGTTAGAAAATACTAATTTAACAGAAGTTGCTACTTTTGGATCAGGAGAATCGGTAGGAACTTTTAAAAGAGCATCTGTAAAATATATACGAGTTACTAATTTAGATGGCACAGATGCTTTGCAGGTTGGTTTAGATGATGAAGACTCAGATGCTGCTTATACATCTTTAGCTCCAGCCACTAGTATCATGTATACTGGAACAACAGTAGAAGGTGGGAATGGAGGAACAACCTTAGATAATGCAACTGCATTAAAAGTAAAAGGGGTAGCAGGACATCAACTAGAAGTGTTTATAGCTTCTGTTTAAAATAATATATTATGCATGTACCAGTAAATAGAGTATTTAATAATGTAGCACGTAATTTAGGTTTAGCTAACTATAGTAATAATATAGAAACTTGGGCTGAATGGGCTTTTGAAGCTGAACAATATATAGGTAGTAATAAAACATTTCTTGAAAAAGAAATAACATATCACAATGCTTTACCAGCAAAAGCAACAGCAAAAATCGAATTTGATGAAAATCCTGCTGAAAAATCTTTTATTAAAATAAATGATATAAGATTTACTTTTAGAACAATAGCTAATGTTATTGATAATGATGATACTATAATTGGTATTGGAGTTAACTTAGATACAACATTAGGAAATTTTGTAGATAAATTAAACAACTCTTATTATTATGGTGTTAAAGGTATTAAGGTTGAACATAGCACTGGCGATAGTTTTATTACATTATCAGCTGGAAGATCTGGAGATATAGGAAATAATATTACATTAGAAACAAATGGAGTTGGAAAAATTACAAAGTTTTTTTCTGGTGGTAAAGAAAGAATACACAACAAACAAATAAAATTACCTGATAATATGGTAAAGCTTTTAAGTATTAGAGCTGGAGATAGTATACTTACACCAACAAGTTCTAAATTTAAAAGTAGAGTTTCTGATCAATTAAATAGATATTATATTAATGGTAATAGAGTTAATTTTTCTGCAGATTATACAAATGAAGATATTGTAGTAAGTTATTTAGCTGTTCCTTTAGGATCAGAAGGATACCCAATGATATTGCAAGGACATGAAGAGGCGATAGCTTTTTATATAATGTGGAAATATAAATCAGTTGGATATTATGCTGGAGAAGTTCCTCAATATATAGTTAAAGATTTAGAAAGAAGATGGTATCAATTATGTGCTAAAGTTAGAGGTGATGACAATATGCCTAACTCAGCAGAGCTTTTAAAAATTGGAAAGTTATGGAATGCTCGTGTACCAGTTACATCACACAATCCACCACTTTATGACGGTTTAAATAGTTACTAATGGCAGGACAAAAAAGTAAAGCAACAGGTTTTTCAAAAGGACTTATTAGCGATGTTGATCCAAGATATCAGTTAGAGGGATCATATAGAGACGCTATGAATGTAAAGCTTGTTAATAATGAAGGCACAACTTTTACAATAGAAAATATAAATGGCAATAAACAAGTAGTAGATCTAGATGATATTGCTAAAGATTTTTTAGATAGTTATGGAGGCGGCACTAGTAATGTCTCAGATAGATACTTTCAAGATATAGGAGGAAAACCTTTTGATGTTGGTGATTCAAATGGAAACAATGTGTTTATGCGTGGAGCAGCTAATATTGTGGGACATTTTTCATTTAAAAATCAATTATTTTTAATTGTTTGTGGCTATATTGGTTACGGACAAACATTTGGATCAACAGCTACAGGAGATTTTAGAACAGTATTTTTTCTTTTAGATTTTAATGATAAAGGAGAAGTTATAAAATGCACTGATATGAGAGTGGCATTCGATTCTCCAAGCAATGTCAATCAATTTCCAAATTTAAATATGGATCCCCTAGTAAAATGTAGGGTAGAAGGCATTATAGAAAATGAAGCAATATCAAGAGTATATTGGACTGATAATATTAATCCTCTTAGAACTTTAAGCTTAAAAGATCCAGACATACATACAATGGAACCACAAGAGCTTGATATTATACCAAAATCTAATCATAGTCAAATTGTTGTTACAGAAATGATTAGTGGTAATTTAAGAGCAGGTGTATACCAGTATTGTTATAAATATCAAACTGATACAGGTGCAGAATCTGGAATTTCACCTTTTAGCAACATGTATCATATATCTAATTCTAACAGTCAATCTTATACAACATATTCAGGCAGTCCAGCTGGTGAAATATCTACAGATGGTTTTAACTGTAAAGTTTCAAATTTAGATGATAGATATGATTCAATAAAAGTTTTTGCTTTATATTATCCAACAGAAAATACACCTCCATTAGTTGGTGAAATTGGTGTTTTTGATATCAATAATAATAATGAAGCGTTTTTTTCACATACAAGTTTTAATGAATCTATAGATGATGGTGTAGCACAAATACTAATACCATCAAATACATGGGATATATGTAAAGATATAGCAATAAAAGATAATGTATTATTTGCAGCTAATCTTCGTAGTAAAAAAAATTATATATCTGAAAAAGAATGGAATGTAAAAATACTTAGATATAATATTGATTCAGATCAAGGAATGTTAACCTGTAATGATGATACTGTATTTGATTATTATATAGATGCTAGCACGCATAGTGTTTATAATGTTGATGATGTAGTTACAGGGGGATCTGTTCGCGGAACTAATGCAAACACTTCATATACATCTGTTAATCTTGCCTCGGATAATAATCATTATGCACACAGATATTTACCAACAAAAGCACAAGATGTAACATGGTCAGATGGTGATTTTGAAGGTGGTACTGGAAGCGCTGTTAGTGATGATAAAGATCGAAGAGTATTAGGCGGTGCTAGTTATGGTTATTATGATACATCAGATGGAGCTCCAGCTACAAATCTTCTAGGAGGTGTTCAAATGTCTTTTAGGCAAGTACCAAAGGTAGCTGATAATATTGATAATAGAGGTGGAAGTAATGATGGTAGTTCTGTTTTTTTTGCAGCACAAACAGTAAATGAGTCTATACAAACAGATAATTTGTCTGGAGCATCTCAACAAAATATAAATACTGATACAGAATATGTAGCAACAATGTCTATGGGTGCTAATAAAGATCCAATGGCAGCAGGATCAAAAAGAGGGTATCAAAGAGGCGAAACATATAGATTTGGAGTTTTAGTTTATGATCTTAATGGTGATCCTGGAAATGTTCTTTGGATGGGTGATATACAAATGCCAGACCATCATGATATAAACTGGGAGTTAGATTTAAACGCTACTCAATTAGGTCGTGATGCGGCTAATGCCAATACAGTATATAGGCAAAATCCTTTAGTACAAGATTATAGATTATCATCAAATGGTAGTGCTGTTGTACCAGGATCTTCTGTTATGTATGATAACTCTACAGATTATTCTAATCATAAACAAGATCCGTTTACACCAGAAGGAATTGCTGGACTACATGTAACATTTGATTTAGCGGTTGATTTTACTTTTAAAATTCCTACACATGTTAGAGAAAAAATATCAGGATTTAGAGTTGTTAGAGCAGAAAGAACAGAATCTGATCGTAGTATTTTACAATCAGGATTAGTAAATCAAACAATAAACTATGGTGATCCTGATAATCAATCTAATGGATATGTTGACGCAACAAGCGCAACTGTATTTGCAGATCCCGTAGAACAAGGAGATACAGATATTATTACAGCTGATGAGGTTTGTGAGGTATATGATACAAATTTAAATGGATATGTTGGAATTTCATGTGGATCCAATATGGTTATAGGACAATCTTCTAGTTTAAATAGATATCTTAATGAAGGTGATGGTAGTATGGTTGGAAATTTTTATTCTCATTCAGGAGAATTTGGAAGTTTACAATACTATGAAAGAGCAACAGGTCCACCTGCTTCTGGTTCTCCCTGGCATAGATTTAGTGGCTTTCAAAGAAAAGTTGGAGTTTTATATTCACCAGATAGTGCATTTGGTGTAAGGCCATATAGTCATAGATCAGAATCTTATATTAGAGTTCAATCAACATTAAAATTATATGATCAAAGAAGATATGATCATCATGATATGAATACAAATGCTGATGGAAGATTATCTTGGGGATATGCTACTACTGCTTATTCAAATGGAGGTACAGCAAAAATAGCGCATCCTGATATATATGGTAATTTACATTTTTCAACAAGAAAAGAAACAGACTCTGCTAATTCAGCAGGGGTTATGGTGGGAAAATGTTATGTGTTTGATACCTATTATGCACACTATATAACAAATTACAGTAATTATAATTCTTTATCAAATAGTACAGGAGCTTTATATGTTAGAAATCATGGTTCTGTTAATAATGATGATATGAGGCATGATAATCCTGGAGGAGTAACACAACCAACTGATAATCCTTTATTTGTTTCTGATTTTGGCGGTGGTTCACGAAACATTGAAGGTGGTAGTGTTCAAAAAACATTAAGATTTATTACTAGTGTAACAAATTCAAAAGAAATTGGTGATGGAGAGTTTGTAGGTAAAGGATTTTTTTCAGATAATAATGGAAATGTTAGTGATGAGTTTCCATGGAATAGAGGGTTTTCTAATTTTGCTTTAGGCAAATACTATTGGCATAATCCTACTGAATGGAAATCTTATGCAGAATTTGGAAAAAATATAGATGATAACAATGACTATTCATCTATAAGCACTCTACAAATGGGAACAAGATCAATACTTCTTTATAGTACAACTAGTTGGACAGGTGTAAAAGATATTGGATATGTCTGTGATACTAATGATTTTACTCGTAATAAAATAAACAATCCATTAATAATTAATAATGCTAATACAGATCATAGAATGGATGACACATATATTCCTTACTATAATTATGTAAACATTGTAATTGCAAATGATGGACAATATGGTGGAAGAAATCAAGCAGCTATAAATTCAACAAGGTGGATTATAGCTGGTAATTATCACCCTATAAATCACGATAATGAACATCACCATAGCACGGTATTTGGTGGAGATACATTTGTAAATTTATATTCACATCAAATTACAACATGTCCATTTCCAGAAAAATCTTTTGCAAAATGGTTAGTATTTCCTGTAGAGTCAGTTGTTAATACTGATATGAGAGGTGGATATCATTTAGGAGCAAATGATCATATAGAGGGTTTTGATCAACAAACACCTCCATTTAGTAATGATTGGCTATATAATGCAACATATTCTCAACAAAATAATCTAAAAAGTTTTTTAACTATTGATGAAGAAGATGTTACAGTAACAGAATTACCTAATGAAATAGCTTATTCAAAAACAAAATTATCAGGTGATCAAACTGATGCATTTAGAGTTTTTCCAATATTTAATTTTTACGATGTTGAAGCAATATATGGACAAATAAATAGAATTATTAATTATAATAATGAGATACATTTTTTCCAAGAAAAAGCTTTTGGACAATTACTTGTAAACCCAAGAACATTTATATCAGATGCTAGTGGCGTACAATCTTTATTTACAGGATCTGGTGATACTATAGAATCACATCAATATATATCTGTAAAATATGGTACAAAACATATGCATAGTGTTATAGCTAGTGAAAGAAACTTATATTTCTTTGATGTAGATTTTGCAAAGTTTTTAAAATATGGAACAGATAAAAAACTTGTATCTATATCAGATGATCTAGGAACAAAAGATATATTTGAAAGAGCTTGTAAATATGGTAGATTAAAACTAGAAGATAGATATCATAAACATCCAAGAGTAAGTTTACAAGATATGCCTTTATATTTTATTGGTATACATGCTGGTTTTGATTATTTTGAAAATACTTTATATATGACCTTTTTGGATAGACTATCTATAGATGAACTTGATAGGGCCAACTATCCAACAGGAAAATATATAGTTAATGTAAATACTCCAGCTGATAGTGCTGGCGCGATGAGTACAGATCCAGAAGATCCTACAAAAACAAATCAAAACGGTTTTTCTACTAGAGCTATCTATAATACTACAATAGCTTATAGCGAAGATTTAGATGCTGTAATAAGTAAATATTCATGTTATCCGCAACAATGGATACAACATCAAGGATCTTTGTATACTCCAAAAAGTAGATTGCCTTGGTTTGCATACGATAGCAATGGTAATATTGATCATGGTTATCATCATTCTACAACAGCATCACCTGTATTTGGGGCATCATTAATTGGTTCATATGGCAATATTCCTAATTTTAAATACAATATGGCTAATTATATATTTTATTCACATGAGCTTAGTAGAGGATCTGTACAGTTGTGGAAATGGAATGATGAAGATGTAGACAAAACAGTATATTTTGATGATGTTTTCTTGCACGCTGCAGATGATAGTGATAACCCAACAGATAATACTTTTGATGCTACAATAGGTTATCCTTTAGTAATGAAAGTTATTAACTCTAGTACTTTTTTAGATGATAATGGAGATTATAATGGAGGTTTACAATTAATAGATATAGGCGATGCTGATGGAACTAATGTAGAGTTTAAAACTGATGCAGGTGTTGTAATTGGTGAATATGATACAACAACACAAATAGTTACAATTATAAATGATACTAGTTTAAGTTCAGGAACTTTATTAAAAAGTGATGCACCTATTGGTGAGGCAAAAGTTATTCACAAATCTTATGTTGAAAAAGTAATTAACGATTTACCACAAGAAAATAAAAAGTTTGATAACTTAAATGTAGTAAGCACAGTAGGTAAATTAGATAGAGAGTTTAAAAATTTATACGGTCAAGGTAATAAACTTCTAACACAAAGAGGTATACAATCAACTGATTCAGGTGTATATTTTGAATCTTTAGAATTTGTAACTGATTTTGTGCAATCGGGTTTAATAGATATTGCAACTAACGATAGACCCACTTATCCAACACAAACAGATTTTACAGATGTGTTACATAAATATAGAGAGGGAGTGTTAAGAATACCGCTTCGTTATTCTAATGTTGGAGAAGGTGAAACAAATCCAAGAATTACAGGAACGTATTTAAGAGTAAGGGTATCAGCAAGAACCACAGAAAAATTTAATATATTTGCAATATTGGCAAAATACAGAAAATCTTATAACTAATGGCATATCGTGATATAAATCAATTTTTAAATCAGTATGGAAGCGTAATAAATCCAACTGGTTCAACAGCAGATAAAATACAACAAATAAATAATAGGGCTTTTACAACTCCTTATGGTGGGGTTGTAAATCCTGCAATAGACTACAGTACAGCAGAGATGATGAATCCTGAAATAATGAATCCACTTGACTATACAGTATCTCCTGGAATAGGTGAATCAGTAATGAGTGGATTACAAAATGTAGGAATGGGAACACAATTACTTGGATCTAAATTTGGTAGTTCAACAGTTGGACAAAGTTTATTTGGGAAGGGATTTGGAAGTGGGCCAGGAACAGCAGCTGGCAGTCCGTTTACACAAAACGTATCAGCTGGAGGTTTTACACCACAAGGAACACCTGAAGCTGTTATAACTCCACAAGGTGGTAGTGTACAAAATTTTGCTACACCATCACAAGCTGCTAGTAATTATTTTCAAAATTTAAAAGGTGGTAGCGTAGCTGCAGGTTTACCAACATATTTAGCAGGTAGATTAGTTAGAAGTGCATTTGATGATGATGATCCAACTACATTTACAGGTGGTGAAATGCTTGGAGCTGGTATATCAGGTATAGGTGCAGGATCTGCAATAGCAGGAATGATACCAGCCGCAAGTCCATTAGCTGCATTAGGACCTTATGGATGGCTAATAGGATTAGGTATTTCTTTATTTGGAGGTAAAAGAAAAAGAGATAAGGCTAGAAAATTACAACGTGAGTACGAACAAAAAATAGAAGAAAGAAATCAAAAAATAATTGATACTTATAGAGATTCTGTAACAGAAGCTAAAGAAGCTAGAGATAGACAAGAAGCAGAACAAAGATACTATCAAAGAACAGCAGGTTATAATAATCCTTATGGCACTGGCAACTTTAGATACGGAAGTATGGAAAAAGGTGGTAAAGTTCCTGAATATGGTTTTGGAGGATTTTTTAATAGTCTAACAAATCTTGTTTCTGATGTAGTAGGTGGTGTCGGTGATGCGGTAGGTAATGTTGTTGGGGGAGCAATGGATATATTTGGTACTGGTGTTGATGCCGCAGGTGATATTTTGCAAGGTGGTTTAGGAGCAGCATCAGATGTTGCACAAGGAGTTATGGATCCAGTATTTGATGTTGGACAAGCTATAACTGATGTTACTATTGATCCAGTTATGGATAATATTGGTAGACCAATTCTAGATCAGTTTGGTCAAGCTACAAATACAATTTTTCAAGGTGTTGTTATACCAGGAATTGAAGGTACTTTAGATGTTGCTGGAGATGTAGTAGATTTTGGTGTGGGTGCAGTAACAGATGTTATGGAAGAGGTAGGAGAAAATGTTGTATTTCCTGTTATGGATTTTGTTGGTGATTTTGCTACAGGTTTGGGTGAAGATGTAGTTGATATATTAAGTGGACCAGACCCTCAACTTCCCCCAATACCAGAAATTCAAGCACAAGCAGCAGGTCCAGCTGCTATACCACAAATAAAAACAATTGGTGGATATGGGCCTGGAAGTTTAGCTGTAAATCCTTATGGAATTTCAGGAGGCTCAGGATCAGCAGGTTTTATTACTGGTAAACAAGATGAAAAAGAAAATATTTATCAACAAGCAAATATAAGTTAAGATGAGTGATAGATCAGAAAAAATGGTAAAGTTTGGATTAAAGGCAAGTATGATGCCAAATTATATTAATAGTGTAATAGGCATGAATAATCCAAATGCAGTTGGCTTTATACCAGAAAACAAAACATATGAACCTTTTATTGAAAAAAATGATAATAATACATATTCAGTAAAAATTGGTTTTTCTGTTCTTGATACAGTAAAAAGTTTAGATAAAGCAAAAAAAATTAAAAGAGAACAACCACCTTTAGCTGCAAAAACTGTACAAAATATGATCAAAGAAGATTTTGTTAAATTTGAAAAACTAACACAAAATAAAATAGATTCAGATTATGGTAAAGGTGCATATTCTAAATTACCAATAAAAAGTCAATTTGTGTTACAAGATTATGTAAGAACTGGTCATTCAGGCAACAAATCATTTTTTGATGCAGTTATAAAAAATGATTATAAAGAAGCTATGAAAAATTATATTAGACCAGGCATAGGACAACAAAATGAATTTTTTAAAAATGTAATGTTTGCAGGCCCAGTCGATAAAAATGATTTTGCAAACACTAATCAAGTAAAAAGATTTACAGAAAATATGTTGGATAAATTATATCCAAACATGAAAGATAATCAAGAGCCTTCAGGTTTTGTTGCAAATGATAAAACAAGAAAACAAAATGTTTATGAAGATGCAAAAATGAAAGCAGAAAAGGGCGGTAAGGCTGATGTTGTTGCTGAATTTACAGGTGGTGAACTTGTAAACAATAGAGAAGAAGAAATGCGTGAAGAAATGAAAAAAGGCAATAAAGAAAAAGCTGCTCAAATATTTAAAGAAGAAGCTAATAATCCAAAAAATATAACTCCTGGTGCAGCAAGCCATAAAAAGAATCCATTACCTGTAGCAGCTGATGGAACTGTTATGGATAAAAATGGTAAAGATACAGGTGTAAAAGCAAACCCAGGTGCTGGTGTATATGATCATATTAAAGATCAATACAAGCCAGGTATGTCTACAAAACAAGTTATAGATATGATTGTAAAAAATCATAAGAAGTGGAAAAAAAATAACATGGATTAATGCGAACAAAATCTAATGAAAGATATCAAGAAGATGCACTTAGACTTTTTAGAAGTATGGGTTCATTTGGTGCTACTGGTAGACTTACTACGGGTGAAGAAGGCAATACACCTAATATAATAAATGAAATATTATCTTCTTATACAAACAAGGCTGATCTAAAAGCTTTAGAAGAAGCATACGAAAAAATATATTTAGAAAGTGGCACTGTAGATGATTTGTTATCTAAAAATCCTGAAGGTAAAGTAACTTTTGCACAAGGTTTAAAAGGTGAGTTTTCAGGACAAGAAGCCTTAGTAAAAAGATTAAAAGATTTAGCTAAAGGCGAAAAAGGATTATCTTTATTAGAATTAGATCTTAAAGATGAGGGTAGAGAGTTAACAACTACATTTCCTGGAGTACAAAGACCATTTAAAATATATACAGAAGCAAAAGAAGATAAACCAGATTTAGATCCTAGATTAGCAGAATATAAAAAGTATATAGATAATTTACCTGATGATGATCCTGCTAAAACAAGTTTTATAAATCAACCTGCAGAACTGATGTCTGTAGAAGATGAGTTAGCTAAGTATAAAGATAATGATGCTTTACTAAAAGCATATAATGATGGTGAGCTATCACCTGAAGCTACATCTTATATGGATATGCTTACAAAAAATGTAAATCAAACATATGAAGATAATATACCAACAGGACAAGGAGAAGATGATGAGATAGTTTCTAATGAAATGTTAGATCAAAATAATAATGGTATACCAGATTATATAGAAGCTCCACAAGAAGACACAATAGTTGATAAACCAAAGAATATGCAACAACCAAACTTTTTAGATAAACTTGGAAAAGTTGGTATGGATATTAGCAGAACGCTTGGTTTAGTACAGCAAATAAGAAATCAAATAAAAGGCCCAGATGACTTAATGTTGGCTGCATTAGGTGAGAAAGCTTTTATTGAATCAATGAAACAAGTTCCACCAACAAAATTGCCAGGCTTGTCTAATCAATTTAAAGCACATTTAGAACAAACAAAACAATTATCTAAAATGGGCTTTACTCCAGATGAGGCACGAAAAGCAAGATTAGATATTGATAATGCATATCGAAAAGGTTTAGAAAATTCTGTTAGAGGAACTGCAGGAGATAGAGCTAAATTCTTAGCTATGTCTGGTATTTTAGATACCGCAAGAGCAAGTGCTTTATTAGATTTTGCAGCAAAAGATGCTGAGCTTAATAGACAAAATCAAGATAAATATGCAAAATCATTATCATTTGCAGAAGAATTTGAGTTAAATAAATCTAAAGCAGAACAAACAGCAGATTTACAAATGGCTTTAGAAAGTAAAAGAGGTGCATCAAATTTTGCAAGTAAAGTATTTAGTTCGCTACAAGAAAGATCTGCATCAAGAACAACATCACCATATTACTACCAACTAACATCAATGCTTCAAGATGATATATATGGAGGTGGAAACAACATTACACAATTTACTACACCAGGAATAACAAAAAGCTAATGGACGCATACGGATATAACGCATTAAGTGGATTTTTAGGATCTTCAAATATCAAACAGCAAAGAGCTGAAGAATTAAGATATTTGCAAGCTATACGTAATTTACAACGACAAAGAGAAAATGAAGCAAACGCCTTAGAACAACAAAATCAACAGTATTTAGATGCTGCGTTTAATGCTGCGGTAGAACTTACAACAGGTCAAAATGCAAGACAAAAAGATTTATTAGATTTACAAGAATTATCACAAAATTTACTTGATCCTATTAATGAAAAAATTAGAATGGCAGGTAGTCTACAAAAAGCACAAAGACTTGGTATTAGTGAAGATATAAGAAACTATCAATATAAGTTGTTAAATAATGATAAGGTGTTTCAAATGAAACAAAACCAAGATGCTTTAAAAAATATTATTGCAGCACAAGGAGATCCAAAGACAGCACATTTAATTCCACATAAAGATTTAGAATCATTAAATAATTGGAGAGCAGAAAAATCAGATATTATTACATATCGTGGACAGTTAAATGGAGAACTAGATACAGAATTTGTAAATGAATATACAGTAGAAGAGCCAATAACTCTTACAGATTATATAGCTAAAAATGTACAAACATTATTGACAGATTATGCATATCATGTTTCAGATGATCCAAATGCAGAACAAATGATACAAGATGCATATAATAACCCATATGGTATTGCTATGCAGGCATATGCAAGAAAAAGATTAACACAAGATCCAAACTATGATCCAAATATAAAATTTGGCACAGCTGAAATTAAAACAGGTTTTGTAGATGAGCTAATTAATACAAAAGATTTATTATTTCCAAGCACTGGTTTACGTGCAGCAGAATTACAAGATGCAGGCGGCTTTAGCAATTATGTAGAAGCACAAGGATTAGTTGCTGAGTTAGAGGGTAGATTTGGAATTGACACAGATAATAAAAATTTACTATCAAAAAGTTCATATATATTAGATTCAGCTGGACAGCTATTTGTAAATAATCCAGAACAATATGAAAGATTTATTACTGCAGGATTAGGAGATAATTTTTATGTAGATTCAGATGGATTAAAATTAAAAATAGATCCTGAAGGACAAATGTTAAATAGTTTATTTAATAATGTTGGAGCTTCTATGAAAGGTGATGTTCCTTTTATTGATACTTTTTCAGAAGATATGAAAATTAGAGGTGCTTTTTTAGGTATGAAAGCTGTATATACAGATCAAAATACAGGAGAAGTAAAAGAAAAATTATTGATGAAAGGTGCAAGAGATCTTGATCCCACAAATAGAAAAAAATATGTAGATGAGTTATTAAAAGGTGTAGCTGCTAAAGAATCTGTTTCTTTTAGGCCAGCTTATATATTACAACTTGAAGAACCAGACTTTTTAGGTTTTGAAACAGGTAGTGCACTATATGGGCCAACAGATAGTGATATATACTATAAAGAAATTAAAGTTAAAACAGCTGACTTTAGACAAAGAGGAACAGATGAAGAATATGATAAAGCGATGTCTAATGCAAGAAATTATAATGCACAAGTAGCTGCTAAAAAAGAAACATTAGATCGTAGAGCTTTAACTACAGCTAAAGCAAATGCTGCATTAGATAATATGTATGCAGGTGATATGAGCGGAGGATTTAAAGTTTTAATGAACCAATATGAAATACCTTTTAGGTCAGTTGCAAATACAAATGAAATACCAAGACAAATGGTGCCTTATTTAATGTCTGATATGTTCAATATAGCAAATCAACAAAGTGGTGATTTAAACACAAATGTTAATGGTATATTGCAAAGTTTTTCTAACTTAGAGGCCACAATGCCAGAATACTTTAATATTTTAAAATCAGGTAATGTATCTGCATTAATGGATTGGCACAAAGAAAATTCTACAGAACAAGAATTTAAAAGAAAGAAAACTAATTTCCAACTTTGGCAAAAATATTTTAGAAACTAATGGCTGATATTAACGAAACACCACAAGAAGGCATTGATCAGTATGATGCTGGTATGTCTACAGATCCTTTTGCTGCATTTTCTGCTGTAGTAAATAATCAGTCGAGACTACAAGATCAGGCAGTTAGTCAATTAGCTGCAAGACAGTATGCACAAAATACAAACGCAGGCATGGAAGCGGAAGCTGGTTTAGCTCCAGAAGGTGTAGCTATGGATCCAAATGTATACTCTGCACCTATAGTTAGTGGTCAAGACATAGCTATACCAATAGGAGGTTTAGTTGGTTCTTTGGGAGGACCTACAGGGACTCTTGCTGGTGCTGCATTAGGTGCAGGTGTGTCACAAGCTCTTGGATCAGAATCACAATTATCAAGAAGTTTAGCAGCAGGTACAGGTCAGTTAATAGAAGGAACTGGAGATACATACGAATTTCTCAAAGCAGCTGTAACTCCATGGGACGAAGATGTAGATCAAAAAACAACTATTGGAGATTTTTTACAAAGAAAAGGATCAGAAATACAAAATAAAAATCAAGTATTTATACCTGAAGAAATGAAAAATGTTGGTTGGGCACAATTAGCTGATCCAAGATTTTGGGCTACGGATGTGGCAAAACTATTACCATATTCTATGTCTTTCTTTTTGCCAGCAGGTGCTGCAGCAAAATCAATTAGATTATTATTAAATTCTAATAAAGCATACAAAGCAGCAAGAACATTAGGTGTAGGCGAAAAACTATATAAACCAGTAATATCAAAAGCAACCAAAAGACAAGCTAAAAGAAGAGGTCTGCAAGAGGGTGAAGAGTTTGCAAAAATGGAAATGCGTAAAGGCATTGATATCGCTACTGCTTCAATCGGTGGTGGTGTAGGTGGTAACTTTGCAGAAGGTGCTTTTGTAGCAGGAGAAACTATGCAACAGGCTTTAGCAGATGGTTTAACTCCACAAGAAGCACAGGCTGCAGCATCGCAAGTATGGAGAGATAATACTAATTGGATCGCAGCAGATATAGCGCAGTTCGGTTTGGTGTTTGGAGGTCTAGGTAGATTAGCGGCTGGCTTTAGACGTTTACCAAAACCCATGCCTTTTGCACAAAAAATTGCACCATTTATCCAAGCTACTGCTACTGGATCTATAGAGGGTGTTGCTGAACAATATCAAGAAGTATATCAAGAGTGGATTAAAAATAGAGCTATTGCTGAACAAAAAGGCGAAGACTATATGACTTATAGTGAGTTTTTCAAAAGTCCTGAAATGTTAGATGTTCGTGTTTCTGCATTTGCTTTAGGTGCTACTATGGGTGCTAGAGGGGGTTATGTTGATGCTATTGCAGAAAGAGACTATCAAATACAAGAGCAACAAACAAGACTTGGCGAGTTAAAAGATGGTTATAAATTTGAACAAGCACAATCTATGCGTAAAGATATTATAGCATATACTGTTATAGATAGTAATGGTAATGCTGTATTAGCTAAAAGTCGTGTAGAAAGAATGGTTGCTGAAGGTCAAATGACAGAAGAAATTGGTTTACAACTAATAGAAGCTATAGAGCAGTATGAAGATATATATGAATCTACACACAAGGGTAATCGTCTATCACAAGCAGGTAAGAGAGAAATATTTAAAGCCCGTGTAGAAATAGCAGAAAGACGAGCAGCTATTGAAAGATCTAATCAAAATAGAGAAGAACATTTAAGACAAGCTGAAGAAAATCTTGAAAACGAGCCAACATTACTTGAGGAAGAAAAAATAGAAATAAATAATAATCATGATGTCGAGGTAAACGGTTTAAATAAAGAAATTCAAGATTATAAGGATCTTATAAAAAATTTAGCAACAGTAAAATTAGGTAAACTTACTAAAGATAAAACAAGAGTAAAAAGATCTTCTGTTGGATTAACGCCTGAACAGTTTGGAGAGTTTACAACTAAAGGTAGACAAGAACAAGTAGATAAACCAGGCATAATACAAAGAGCTACAGAAGCTGTTACTAAAGGTGTTAAAGCTGTAGCTAAAGGTGTTGGACAAGCTGTGCAAACAGTAAGAGAACAAGGTGTAAAAGAAGCGGCACAAGAAGTAGTGCAGTCTGAACCAGCACAAAAGTTATCTAATTTTCTAAAAACACAAATAGATAAAGGAACAAACTTTACAAAAAAATATTTAGATAAAGTTTCTCCAGGTGCATCACAAAAAATAGAAGATAAAATTAAATCTTTTAGAGAACAACTTGGAGAGAAATTACCTACTGAAGAAGAGGCAAAACAAAAAGCATCTGAAATAGTAGACAGCATTAAAAAAGGAGATTTAACAGGTGCAACTGTAGCCGTAGTTAATGAAATAAAATCTTTTGTAGAAGATAAAATAAAAGATAGTTCTATAGTTGAAACTTTGTCAGATATTGTAAAGTCTGCAAAAGCTAAGATTGATGCTAAAACAGAAGAGCTACAAGAACGTACAGAAAAAATAAAAGATCAACCAGTTGAAGAGCCAATACAAGATGCGGAAGTTGTAGAAAGTAAACCTGCTAAATCTAAAAAAAAAAGTAAAAAATCAGTAAAGGAGGAAACTTCTAATATAAAAGTTACACAATCATCTGAGTCTAGTACACCTAAAAAGGTACAAGAAATGTTAAGTAGGTTGGGTAAAAAACACACTAACCTTAAAATTACTGATAAGAAAAAACCTACAAGAGTATATTTAACTAGAGTAGACGAAACGGCTAGTATTATCAAAGGTATACTAAGATCTTCATTAGAAGATAAATTTCCTAATGTACGAATAGAGTTTGTAAATAGACAATTAATAGAGGGTTTTGGTGCGCCTGCCTCAGCAGTCTTTTTTAGTAGTACAGTGCTTGTAAATCCAAATGCAGCAATGCAAACAGATTTAATTCATGAGCTATCACATCCATATTATCAATCTATAGCAGGAACACCAATACAAAAAAGATTGAATGATCTTTTAATAAAAAGAAAAATTGTAACACCAAATGGTAATGTGCAACGTCTAATAGATAATGTACAATACAATTATCCTTTCCTTACAAAATATGAAATAGATGGTCAGATTAAAACAGGTGATGATTTAATTACTTATATGCAAGAGAATAGAAGACAAGATATTGACTCTACTCTTTCGTCTTTATTAGATACTGCTGCAGATGCAGCCAATTCAGGTAATACAACAGCATATAAGAATGCGTTACAATCATTTTTTGCACAACTTGTAAATGATGGATCAATAAAAAGATTAGCTGATAAAGATCAAGATGGCTTGCTTGAAGAATCATTTGCGTATA